GAATTTTTGATTGTCTTTGAAACTTTGTATTTCTTTGGTTGCCATTTCTAATATTTTTATGAAATCCTCTAAACTTAAGTATTCTATTAGTTTATAACTATCAGGCATAAATACACTTTTTGCGATTTTTAATAAATCATCAATGTTTTCCTTATCTACTACCCTAACCATTTTTTCTAATTCAAATAAATTTGTTGCTCTATCATTTATAAAAATATCTTGTTCGTCAATCTTAACTCCATCTATTCTTTTTCCCTTATAACTTTTTAATTCTATCATATCTAATCAAATCCTTTCTAATATTAATAAAGAGGGCAGTTCCCCACCCCCTTAATTTAAACTATGCAGATGCTGTGAATGTCCAAGCTCCGTCTGAATGACATACGCATTCAAATGATTCTAATGCAACAGTATCTCCACCACTTGGAGCTGTTATTTCTATACTACAAGGTATTAAATATACATCTCCCGTGACAACGTGGGTTAATTGTAATGTTGATTTTCTTGAAGAACCCCAACTTCCCATTAATCCTATTATATAATCTTGACCTGTGTCTCCGTCAACTCTTTTTCCAGATAATGTTATATTTAATCTGCCACCAGTCACATCACTATAACCAGCACCATCATCACTTATAAAAAATCCTTCTTGTACTTCTTCAGAGTTTCCCCAAGCCAAACTTTCTAATCCGCCTACTTCTACATATGTAGCAGTAGTTGCTGGAGTAGAATTGATTTTTACAAGCCATTTTAAATTAGCACTTCTTGCCATTTTCTCATATCCTTTCTAATATTGAAGTATAAACTCCAATATAAATAAAATTATTATTTGCGTCTGTTCCCTCAAGTTGATATAGTGGTGTACTAAACCACCCTCTAACAATGCGATAATTAGTCAACGAAACATTTGTTAAGTTTTCTAATACTGTCTCCATTGTGGTTGCTAATGCTCTTGTGGCATTTTCTACTTGAGTTCCTCTTATTCGAATTATTGTATTCTCTTCAGAATAACCAAATTTATTGCCATAACTATAATTATATTCTGATGTTGATTTTTGTATTGCTATAACAGAAGTTAATGTATCTGGAAGTTTACCTATAAATAAGTTTGTTCCGAATACTAAAGAAGAGTGTGATGTTATATAACCTTTTAATTCGTCTATGTAATTCATATTTCCTCCTAAAAACTTTCCATTATTTTATCTATATAATCTTCAGCCCATTTATCAATATTTTCTTCAATCGCTCTATCAGCCCATTGTGCTTGAGATTTAATATTTTTGTCCTTATGAAAATTAAAGTCTATACCCCAATATATATATTCTACATATTCGTTGCTCCAAATAATTTGATTATTCTTCGTATCTACTTCCATTTCAATTCTTGTTTTACCTGTATCTTCAGGAACATATTGGTCTGATTTTTGAGCCATATCATCTAATATTAATAATTTTGCGTCTTTTATATTTATTTTTAAATTTCTTTTAACTTTAGGCAGATAAACTTTAATCTGCTCAGCCATTGTTGACCTCACTTAAATATACTTCTAAATGGTCAAATGTTGTACTTCTTGGTTTAAAATATTTATCGATGCTTGTTATTGTATATGACAAACTATCCATAGTTATCTTATCGCCTTTAGCGAATGATAAATTTTGATATATTACAAACATTGCATCGGCTTTGGTTGTGTCATCCGTACCTCTATTTAATTTGATGTTTTTCTCTATATAAACATCTTGCACGTTTGTGGTGCTTCCATAAGTAGTGCCATAACCATTATTTGCCTTTGCATTCCATTGTATAGTCGCTTTACAATAATCTTTAATCATAATATCCTCGTAAACAAGGTATCATCGCCTAAAGATGTATCTAATAAATATCTTTTTGCCTTTGGTGCTATCTTCCTATATTCTTGACTTCCAGCACCACCATATATATTGCTTTCAGAAGTTTTACCAATTGAAACACTTTTACTTGCTCCTGCATATTCATAATCAATATTTGGATTTTCATCGTTGTACTGAACTTGATATGCGGTTGCTATTTTTAAATTATTTGGAGCAGTGACAGTTGTATAGTCATCTGCAGAAATACTTATATAATCAAAACAAAATTGCTTGATTAATTCACTTGCTTCATATATCTTTGTTCCAATATTTAGGTCTGTATACGTTGATACACCCAATATTTCATTCAATTCTGCAACTGTCACATATTGGCTTCTTACTATTGCCATATTATCACTCCTTTTCTACCATCTACTATGCTGATGGAGTAGCGTTAAATTTAACTAATATTCTTGTTGCTGTAGTTACACGATAAGATGTATTAAATTCTACTTGTGCTAAAGAACCAGCAAATCTTTCTGAATCTACTATTCTGAATGCTTCAAAGTTATTTAATACTGAAAATGCATTGTGGTCTCCCATAATCATATCTACTAAACTTAAGTTGCAAGTATTTAATGTTCCTGCATAGTTGTAGTATGTTATTGAAGTTTCTGCTAATCCGTTTGCTTCTATTGTGTTAATTCCATACCACATACCAGCAACACCTTGTCCTACGATTCTTTCGTTTGCTATAGGTCTAAAGTTATCACCAGCAGTTTGAAGTATTAATGTATATACTGCAGAACGAGTTAAACAAAAGTCTGGATTTGCTTTTGCAAGTTTTAATGCTTGTCTCATTGCTAAATATTTTGCTTCTATATTAGTTGTTGATAGTGCAGTTGTATCTGCCATATCTGTTCCTTCAGAAACTAAACATGCTAAACCTGATAACATCCATCCTTGTTTTACTTCTGTTAATGCTTCTGCTAATTCTGCTTCTGCTTTATTGTAAGCAACAGCTGATGCAGTCACACCATAGATTTTTCTACTTCTCTTAAAGTTGTTATTAAATACTGCTTGAATTAAAGTATCTGCTACAACAGCATCTGAAAAGTCAGAGCCCGGTGTAGTTGGTGCTATGAAGTTTCCTGTTCCTAGTTTGTGTATAAATATTCCGCCTGCTTTTTCTTCATATTTATCTGTGTATGTGACTCCTGGTACTAATACTGAATCATAGTATAAATTTGGTTCGATTATTGATGAATATTTCTCATCAACGTATTGTGTATTATAAATTACTGACATTTATATCATTCCTTTCATTTTATCCATTATAAAATGGATTGTTCTTGTATTTTGTGTCTAAATATTCTTTTGTGCTTCCTATTGGTGTTTTGTCAGGTTGTTTTTCAAAACCTACTTTCCTTTTACCTTCCTCTGCTTTTAACATAGGTAAATAATTTTCAATAGTTTTAGTTATTAAAGCCTTGAAGTCTTTGTCGTTTATATCATCTGTTAGTTCTGTTCTATCCATTAATTTAAAGATAGTAGAAGAATAACTCGTGTCAATTGACATATCTTTCAATAAACTTTCAACCTTTCGTTCGTTCTTTAAGTTTTTGTTTTCTTCCCTTAAAGTTAAAATTTCGCTTTCTTTTGTCTTGGTGTCTTCTTGAAGTTTTTCCAATTCGCTCTTTTGTGAATCTTGATATTTTTTAAATGAATCTAATGCTTTTTTAGCATTGTCTACATCTTCAATACCTAATTCCTTCAATATTTTTGCTCTTTCTTCTTTTACATTTTTTGCTACGATATTATTCATATCTTCTTGTGTAAAAGTGTTTGTTTTGCCTTCTAGTTTACTAGTATCTTTGGTTTCAATGTTTTCCTTCATTTCTTCATTATTTTCCATAATGTCCTCTCTTTCTTTCTATTGTTTAATGGCACAATAAATAAAGCCAATATAAAAACTACTTTTTAGCAGTTTTGATACCTTTTTTTGCCATTATTGGCTCTTCTTTTATTTCTTCCAATGTTGCTTTAGGTAAATTATGCTTTAAGACGCGTTTATAGTTGTTTATTTCGTTGAATTTGACTTCAACTATATCAACTACCCTATCATTGTATAAAACTTTAAATCTAGCCATTTTTTTCCTCCTTATAATTATTATATTCTGTGATAGATGTATCCACATCTTCCATATACTCAATTTTATAATCGCAAGAACAATTTATATCCTCACTTGCTATTCCAAAATGTTGTGGAGCAATAGTACTTTTACCACCAACATTAAACTTTGTATCTATTCCAACTACTTTCTGACCATTTGCCATTATGTGGTTCGGTCTGTGTTCATTTGACATATAAGTATATATCCACGTTTTAATTATTGTATTTCCTTTTGATTGATGTAATCTTCCAGATTGTAATTTACTTTCGGATTTATAATAGTTAGTTTCTGTCACAGCAATTGATTTTGCTTTACCCTTATTAAGATTCATTGTCTTTGTAAGTTCCTCTCTTATTTGTCTTGCAGTCTTATTATTACTTATACCTGATTTAATTATATTTCTAACTCTTCTATCTAATAATCTTGTATTGCTTTTAGTTATATTATTCCACTTTATAATAGATTCTCTTTTCTTTATTGTAGTCTGTATTCTTTTAGCAATATCATTACTTGATAATAAGACTTTGGAATTGTTTAACTTTTTAACACTAACATATTCAAAAAACAACCAAGTATCTTGCATTATGTTTTCACTTGAACCGATTATCTTTTTACTATTTTTATTCCACAATAGTACGATTAATGGTGTTATGCTTAATATAAGTTTTCTTTGTTCTTTATTTTTGCTATCTAATATGTTTTGTATCTTGTTATTAATTTCTTTTGTTGTTAGTTTATAATTATCATTTATATATTTAATTAATTCACGTTGTTCTTTATAAGTTAGTTTATTATAATCCTCATACATTCAATTACTCCTCTTCAAGTGATAAAGTTTCATTTCCTAAATTAGATAATATTCTGTTCTTTTCTTCTTCTGATAAATTATCACCATAAATAACATCTAATGCTTTTTCATCATCTATTATGTCTGCATTCTTCATTTTTACTACATTATCAATTCTTGTTTCTATATTAGGTGTAATATAATCTCCAAATATAGTTGTTATTGTATATTCAACAAACGTACTCTTATTTTTAAAGTACCAATTATAAGCATTTAACAATGTATTATAGAAGTTTTCTAAAAATGGTTTCCAAGTATCAATCATACCTTTACGAGTTCTTAATGAGACCGTTTCTCTTCTCTCAATACTTTCTGCAGAAGCATTCGCCCCTATTGTGTCATCTATACCTATTGTTAAAGGATTAAGATGTACATTTGCAAGTATATTATCTCTTATTGCAACACTTGCCTTTGTGTATTGTTCTACTCTTATATCAGGTTGATTATGTGATATCTCGTTTTTGCCATTTTCTCTTTCATCAGAACCCGTGACTACATATTTCTTTCTAAAATCATTAAACGTTTTACCAACGGTCAATATATCAGGTATATATGTTTCTGCTCTTGCCGTTCTTACTTCATCCATTAATTGTGACCAAGTTTCATCTAATGCATCAAACTCTGCCATAATTCCTTGATAATCTGATTTATCTATTTTCTTTTCCACAGCTAACATCATATTTTCATTGAATGTTTCATCTTCATATTCTGCTGTGTCTATTAATTCATCTAAACTTACTTTATTTCTAGTGCCGTCTTTTGCTATTTTATATAATTCATACTTAATATAACCCCAACCATATATTTCATCTAACTGATAGTCTTCATACAATTCATCAGTGAATATTATTTCTTGTATTCTTCCTCTTTTATAAATTGCTTTATAATTAAATGGATTATACTTTTCTATTATAGGGTATTTACTTATGTCTTTATCAAAACTTATTTTAAGTGCGAATTTACTTGACCAACTCTCGGTAGCGACAGAGTTAGATAATATTGTATTTTCAAAATCATTATCTTTTAATATGCTTTTTAATAAATCAGTATCTTTCTGATTCTCTTTATCATCTTTACCAACTATAGTTTCAATTCCACCCGTTAATAATAAGTTTGATTTACCATAACTTATCAAACTTGGTATGCCACTATGTATTACTCTTATTTTATTATCAACATTTGAATAATAATAACTAGCCCTTGTATCTATTATTGTAGTTCTAGGTGTTTTACTCTGATAGAAATCAGCTAGTAAATCTTCATTACCTAAAAACCATAAATATTTTTCTTGCAAACAATATTCTTCATATTCCATTGCTTGTTTCGGCATATCGCCACCTCTTCCCTTTGTATAGTTTTGAATATATGGATATAAAAAATTAGTTATACCATTACCTATCTTACTTTTTATGCTCATCTTTATCAACTCCAATTTCTTGTTTGTAAGGTATCCAACAATATTGGTCAGAATTTATAAAATGGTCTGGTGTATCGTGTTCGGGTATCTTACCATCTTTATCATAGCAATAATTGTTGTGTTCGTTTATTTTATTTTTACAGTGTTCTACTATTAAATAATCCAAAGACTTTATCCATCCATTTTGTAAATTTATTCTGTCAATTATTTTAAGTTTCTTCCAACTCTCTACCACATTATATGTTCTGTTGTTTTCTCTTTTAAACTTTCGCATTTCGCTTATAGTACCTGCGTCTTCACAATCTATATAAATTACATTTGTCACACCCCATTTATTGCAACATTCTGTATAGAATTTATCTATTTCAACCACCATATCACTTGGACTTAACGGCTCTCTTAAGTTTTTATTATTGAATCCTTTTTCTTCTAACGTTATTAAACGTCCACTAATATCTATTCCATCAAATACCATTGCAAATACATCATTTGTTTTTTGTGAGTATGATGTATCAACAGAAAACATAAATCTTTTAAATACTCTTTTTATGTCGTTATCTACATACATTGCTTCTTGTTCTGTTATGATGTTGTTTTTAGTTATAGGCATTATTTGACCTAATCCTTTACTTCTTTTACCCGCTATCTTTGTTTGATATTCAAGTGTATCAGGAAGTAATGAATTTAATAATCTTTGTTTAGTTTCTGATGTCATAACAGGATTATCATCAAATGTGAAATACCAATAATACCAACCTTCACTTGCAATACTATTTTCTAGTTCTTTTGTTATATCAATAGGAATATCATTTTTATATTTCTCTATTGGTCTTGCTCTGTTT